ATCAACAGTGGGTGGCTCTGCAATGACAATTGCTGATAATGCTCAATGTACTGTTATTGGTACTTCATTTGAAGAAGGTTCAGGAGCTCCAGATGTATGGTCTCAAGAGCTAGAGAATGGATTTGGATATACTCAAATCTTTAAAACAGCTTGTGAAATGACTAATACTGCTAGAGCAACTGTCTATAGAGGATATGCTGATGAATGGGCACGTTTATGGAATCTTAAATTAAGAGAACATAAAGTGGACATTGAAAGAGCAATGCTTTTTGGACAGCAAGCTTCAAGAGGTGGAATACAATATACTGATGGTGTTGTTGGTCAAGTAATAAGAAATTCAACAGTTGAAGGTGGCGGTGGACAATTGTCATATACTGAAGATAAATCTTATTATAAATCTAATACAGCAGCTCAGTGGACATATGATGACTTATTATCTGATTTTGAAGTAATATACGACCCTGCAAGGGGTGGTGGTTCTTCTAAATTGGCTTTAGCATCATTACCAGTGATATCTTTCTTTAATAAGTTAGGTAGTGGTGCTGGATTTGTTTCAGGTACAGCTGCAACAGAAACAGAGGATAATCCATTCAGATATAACTTTAGTCAAAGTACTGGTTCATTTGGACATAAAGTTATGAAAGTAGATACTATTCATGGAGATTTAACTTTAGTTAAAGAACCGTTGTTTAGAGGTTTTTCTGCTGGATTTATGATGATGGTTGATTTAGACCACGCTTCATATAGACCTCTTGTTGGTAACGGTGTTAATAGAGATACTTCTATAACAACTAATGTGCAACAGGCTGATGAGGATTTACGAAAAGACATGATTCTAACAGAAGCAGGTCTTGAAGTTACTCTTCCTGAAACTCATGCACTTATCAACTTAGAAGGAGTGAACTAATATGAGAAGTGATTATCTAAATAGTAATAGTCAAGTTAGCAATGTTGAATTAAAAATCGTTCATGTCACAGCTGATGTTACATTAACAGCAGACCAAAGTGGTTCTGTTATTCTTGTGAATCCAACTGCAACGACTGAAATAGATTTACCAGCCCTTTCAGATATTCAATCTGGATGGAATTGCACAATAATATTAACTGAAGATACATTCTCTACCGACCAAGGTATGGGACAAAAAGTTAATATTGATTTTGGTTCTGGAAATTCAATTAATGGACAAACATGGGGCAGTGATGGTGATGCAGGAGATGTTACTGCTACTGGAGATGACTTCATTGCTTGTTCTGCAAGTTGTACAGGTGGAGATAGATTTGATATTTTCACTGATGGTACTTTGTGGTATTGCCATGGATGGGTGCAAGATGCATCTGAATGTCCATTCGCAGCTGCAGCTGGCTAATCATAATCCAAATCAATAAGGATTAACAGTTTTGTAGGACTGTGCAGGGTGTCAATAAAAGGTGCCCTGCGAACCTACTAAAATTTTAACAATTAAAATGGAGATATAATGGCGACAACTGTCAAGACTTTTTTAACAGATGCAAATGCTTCGGAAACTGAATCTGATTCACCATATGATGCGTTAGCAACATTTTGTGGTACAGATGCTACTAAAGTGCAAGTTACTGTAACTCATCTTGGAGGTGGTAGGATTTTTATAGTAGCAACTAAAACTGTGGCATAATGCCTTACAAATCTAAAAAGCAACGTAAGATGGCTAAGAAGTGGAAAAATAAAGACGCGCGTAAGCGAAAGGAGAAAAGTTATGCCTAAGATAACAGATTTATCAGGTAATGTGGTAGAAGAATTACCATATACAGAAGAAGGGGTGGATGCAGCACATGCTATGGTAAATGCTAATCCATCATTAAGCATTGATTATGCTCCAGGCGGACAAGTTGATGCAATGGAACGAATAAAAACTAATTACGCAGGAGATGGAACTACTGGATTTAATCAAATTGGGATGAATCCATTAATGCCTAACTCTCCTAAAAAGCCTAAATATTAATGGCACGTATTAGATGGGAAAGAAATGAAGATGGTGAATTAGTACCATATAAACCTAAAAAGCATAAATTTAGTGATGGTGCAGTAAATAATCATATTAATATGCGTAAGACTTGGAGTGGACAGACTAAAGTAGAATTTAGTCAAACTACCATGGACCAAGATATAGCTGATAGGAATAATAGATAATGGCAAATTTTGACGACCAAGTAATGGGGTTAACAGGATTAACTGTTAATGGAAGTTCTACAGCTCCTAGTCAACCTGAGCTTACTACATTTTTAACTGATGGGGCAAAAGAAATTATTAATGTTCTGCCTCGTAATTTAAAAGCAAAATGCACAACATTTACTCTATTAAATGCAAGTGCTACTATTTTAGATTTAGATGCTATAGGTGAAATAATGCATGTAACAAGAGAAAATGCTGATTCTGGATATTATGCTCCATGTAGAAAAATTCCAGCGATGTATGGAGACATGTCAAATGATTCTGGAAGTATGATGCATTATGCATCTGCTACTGACCCAGTGTATTGGGTAGATAGTAATGGTAGTGACGCTGCTACATTATTTGTAAAACCAACACCTACTGATGCTCAACCTGCAAAAGCATATCATATTTCATATCCTGCTGTTGCATATAATAATGCAACTATTGCAAATTTCCCTGATGAGGCAGAATATTTAGTAATATTGTATGCAGCGTGTAAATCATTGCAAAGTACAATGGCAGGCATGAACTCTAATTCAGATATTACTACAGCATTCACTGCTACTAATACAGAATTAGATGAAACACAAGTATTGGCAGATAGTGTTAATGCAGAAATTGTATTATCTAAAGCTGAAGTAGTGTTAGCTAAAGCTGAAGTAGTTAAAGCTATTGCAGAAGCTGCTGAACTGGCTACTCAAACTGATGGAAGTAGTTCAGGTATTGTTACAGCATTAACAGCAATAAATACTGCTGCTGATAGAATGGGAACTTATAACTGGACTGATGGAGCTACTTTTGATACTACTAATAAACAATTAACTAGAGTCAAGGATGCGCTTGATAATGCTCAAAAGATTATAGATGATGGCGCTAATTCTCCTACAGGAGATGCAGCAGGAGATGCAGCAACATATTTATTTACTGAAGAAGATACAGAACTTGTAGAAAGTACTATTAAAATAGCGGATAGTGAAATAAAAAGAGCACAAACACATATCGCAGAATGGGTATCAATAATAGATGGAGCTTTATCAGAAGTTAATGCTTTTGCTAAAGAAGTTGAGTCAAGGACTGGATTTTCAGGAGCTAAAAGTTTAGCAATAAAAGGACACATTGATACTGCAAATTCTTATATAAGAACTGCAGAAGGATATATAAAAACTGCAAATGCTTATGGTCAAGAGATTCAATTAAAAATAGCAATAGCTTCAGGATATATTCAGGAAGCAGCGGCAAGAATACAGGAAGATAAGCAACAATATCAATGGTATCAAGCACAACAAATTAAATTACAACAAGATTACGATAAGGGAATTAAAATGTTAGTATCTGGAAATGTCTCTTATGGAGAAGAAGAAAAATCTAAAAGAAGATAAATTGGAGTAAAATATGGCAACAACATTAACGGCAGCAACAATGACGGTTTCAATAACAGAATCTCTTACGCTTAATGGTAAAAATCAAGGAGGAACTACAGTATCGAGTATTCCATCTATTTCTGAGATATCTCAAAGGATTTTAACTATTACAACCAATGAAGCTACAATAGCTACATTTAGTGGAGCTGTTGCTTCATCTGGACATTATAATGATTCTGCTGTAAGATATATGAGGTTTACTAATAAAGATGATACAAATTTTATTACACTAACATTTACGAATGAAGGTAATGATGAAGTAGCTATTAAACTTGATGCAGGAAATTCTTTTATCTGGGCTGCTGATAATGATGGGGGGATGGTAGATGTTTTCAATGCAACTGAAAATGCTGACGCTGCTTCTGATACAGCTTTAGGAGATTTAAGAACAATTCAAGCTGACGCAAGCGCTAGTACAGTTGATTTAGAGATGTTTATAGCAAGCGTATAGGAGAATAAATGACCCCAGATGACATAATACAACAAGTAGAGCATATATTTGGTCGTCAACCACAAGGCTATATGATAAGGCTTATGAATGATGGTTTGATAGAAATGTCAAGTAAAAAGAAAGATTATACAGTATCTTCTACAACATTATTAGAACAGTATAAAAGATGGTATGATTTAGATGACCAAGTAATAGATATTATAAAAGTAGAGATATTATCTTCTAATGATAGATATGTTAAAATTCCAAAATTATCTGACCCGCATCTATTGTTACGTGAAGATACAGATTCTTCTGCTGATACTTTAAAATAGGATTTAATATGGCAAATAGAACTTATCCAAATGATTATTTTGCATGGTATAATGATGATAGACGTTTAGCAATTCTTGAATTAGATACATCCTCTACATCTTCAGGTCAGCGTGTAACAGAGAAATATGATACGTTTCAATCTGAAGATGATGTAACAGCTGGATTAAGGATAACATATCATTCAAAATATACTACTATAACAACTTCAAATCTAAAAAGTGAGTTAAGCACTACTCATGGATTAGATACTGGAATGCAGGCATGTTTATTATATTATGTGAAAGCTAGATTATTTGAAGACCAAGGAAATTTACAACAAGCTCAATATTACAGAAAAATGTATGAAATAGAATTAAAACGATATCCATCTAGAAAATCTGGCGTGAGAGCATTGGCAGTACCACGACTATAGGAGAATAAATGGCATATAACTCAACAACATGGACAGATGATACTTTAACGGCGGCAACAGCTTTAACAACAACAAATGAAGCAGTTAGTGTAGGTGGTACATTTTCAGTATCAGGAGCCTCAACTCTTTCAAACACATTAACAGTGGGGGAAGACGATACTGGATATGATGTTAAATTCTTTGGGGCAACATCAGGGGCTTATATGCTATGGGATGAATCTACTGATGATTTAAAAATCGTTGGTGGAGCAGGATTTATACAAAGTGGTGCAGGGGCTAATGTATTTACTGGGAGTTCGGCTTTTGGTACAAATTCATATTTAACGATAACTGATAATGAAATTGATATTTCAAGTGGCAATTTAACATTAGATGTTGCAGGTGATGTTACTATTAATTCTGATGGTGGAGATTTTATTATATTAGATGATTCTACTCTATTAGGAAAGATTTCATTAGCTTATACAAGTATAATGTTTGGCACAAATTCTGGAGCTGGAATAGCTAGCGATTTAAGGTCGGTTGCTATAGGTCATCAGGCATTAAGTGCTGAAGATGGAGCAAGTGGTAATGTAGCAATTGGATATCAAGCGATGGAAGATTCTAATAATGATAATGCTGATAAAAATGTTGCGATAGGATATCTAGCAATGAATGCTTGTACTGCTCCAGGGGATTATAATGTAGCAATAGGTAGTACTGTATTAGACCATGCAGATACTACAGCTGCAAATTGTATTGCGATTGGACAAAGTGCTTTAGGAAATGCAGCAGTAACATCAGACTATTCCATTGGGATTGGATATGCTGCTGGGTATAATGCAACGAATGCATCTGGATTAATTGCTATTGGACAAGAAGCAGCACAAGCCAATACTAGTGGTGATTATAATATAGCTATCGGGAAAAAAGCTCTTGAAGATAATGCAACATCATCTAATAATACAGCTGTAGGATATTATGCTCTTAGTGATGTGACATATGGTAGTAATACAGCTGTTGGTTATTATGCAGGAAGATTAATTGCAGGGACAGATGCAACGGGAAATACTTTAATTGGTTCTAATGCTCTTGGAGGAAATACTGGAGCAGCAACTAATAATGTTGTAGTTGGACGTGGTGCTTTTTCAGTATCTTCATCAGCAGCTCCAGATGGGAATATTGCAATGGGATTTGAAGCTCTAAAAAGTGCTACAAATGCATGTACTCACAATATCGCTATAGGATATGAAGCAATGGAAGATGTTAGCGAGCCAGGAAATTATAATATTGCAATTGGTTATGAAGCACTTAATACAGATGGTTCAACAGGTGGTTATAATGTTGCAATAGGTCGTAATGCATTGGGGAATGGTGCTGTGACTGCTTCTAATAC